CACCCAGGTCACCCGGATGAACCCCCGGCCGCACGTCACCTGCTGCTTGCGCGCGGTGTCGTAGACGATGTCCGCATCTGACTCGTACTCGATATGCCTGATCCTCGACTGCAGCATCTCCGCGGTCTGCTTGTTGCCGCCGTCTAAGGGAGTCAGCCTGATCGAGGGCTTCGATTGCCGCCCGTCATTGACTACCTGGTTGATGAATGTGGGCAGCCTGTTCTCGGTCAGGATCGGCCTGCCTGCTTTTCTGCGCTGGTCTATCGCTTCCGGGGTCCACTGCGAGCTGCCTCCCTTTTCACGCGGAGTGGCCGCCGCGAATCTCACGTCGTCTTCCGCTTCCTGCCGGTCCTGTCTGTCCAGGTCGAGCGCATAGGTGTAGCGGTCGCGGACCTTCGAGAGGAATTCCTCGACGTTCTTTACTGTCTTTGAGCGGAAGGGCACGGAGGTAAACTAGAACCGCATGGCGAAAAACGATTCAGATAGAAAATGGGTCAAGGTTAACCCGGAAGTATTGGGGACGCTTGTAAACAACGTGATTTGCTCGCCAGACTTTCTCGACACTTGGGAAGGAATGGGAGAAATCGGGATCGGCTCGTCATGGAAATCACTGACCACGGTCTGCGATCTGCTGCGCAAATCCGAATATCATCGCCAAATCCTGTTTGATGGCATGGGCAAAATAGTAGATGCCGCCTGTAATTGCGAGGACGGGGACGATTTTACGAAATTCGAATTAGAGATAGGTTCGCAACTCCTTACCATCGGGGGAATATATCTGATCTTAGGCGTCATCATTAGCTTCGCATTGAGAGCACCCATGCGGGATCCGCCAGCAGAAGGATAGTCATTTCTTCTTCCTGCTCTTGCCCGCCTTCGACATGGCGATCGCGACAGCTTGTTTCACGGGACGTCCTGATGCGACTTCCGTGCGTATGTTCTGGCGGATGGTAGCTTTACTCTTTCCTGACTTTAACGGCATAAATCTCCCCGCTTCTGCAGCTTGCGGATGGCAAGCGTGATCAGTCCCATAGTGCCCGTCACCTCTTTGAGTTGAAGTATGAGAGTTTCAAGCTGCCGCATGGCGCTTTCGTACCGTTTGAGCAGATCCCTCAGCTCCTCCTCGTGTGACAAGGATCAACCCATCCAACCGTAGGCAGGCTGAGGCGCATGATAGGTGCTCTCGACAAGCTTCTTAACTTCCGGCGGCCGGATACCTACACAGAAGTACCGGAAGGCATCGGATCCGTGGCTGGCAAGATCATGGACCGGCTCCTTTGTCTTGACTCCCAACTCTTCCCGGTCCCCGTATCGGTAGTGGCGCAAACGCATGATCCCGTCCGAGCATTTCTCCGCATCGAACCAGCAGCGGTCGAACATCGACCTCGCCGCATTGATGCCGTCCGCTACCGACAGTTGCGGCACAATCGAGACGCGCCGGCCCGCCTGGCGCATCAGTTCCTCAATCGATTTGCCGGTCCCGAGGTTCCTGGCTTTCGCATCGTGCGGCAGGTGATGCGTGCCATAGACGTAAGGACGGCCCTGCAGCTCATGCAGGTAGTGAACCAGAGGCTGGCCGGTCTCCTCGAGATAATCGATCAGGTGAAAGTCAAAGCCTATCTGCTGCACGAACCATATCGCCGTGAAGTCATCGATGCCCAAGTCCCAGAACGTCTCAACAGGTTTTGATGAGTCGTAGGGGACGCGGCAGATGCGGCCCTCCGCGTCTACTTTGCGGAGTTCGTTTGCGTAGATCGCCCCTTCCAGGATCGAGACGCAGCAGCCGAGCCAGACGTGATTATAGGCATCGGGGTTGGTGAGCTTGCAATACTCCATCTCGTTGCGCAGGACTTCCGGGAACCACGGGTTGTCGTCGTAGTTCACCTTGCGCACGATGGCACCCGGAGGCGGATTCAGCACGAAATTCTGGTATGCCCAGTCGGTTTCGAGCACCGGGTTCATGGACAGCCAGATTTCGCTGTTCTCAGCCCGGATCGTCGGCAGCAGAATCTCGAATGAGGATTTCGAGATGGCCGAGGCTTCCTCGCACCAGCAGCGGTCGATCTTTTCATAGGACTTCAGCGCAGGCGAGTATTTCAGGCCCGAGAAGATGAACTCGGTGCCGTTGCGGCCCAGAATCGTGGCTTGCTGGATCTTGTAGAAATCGGTGAGTCCAAGGGCCTCGATCTGATCGCTGAGAAGTTTATGCACGCTGTCCGCGATAACTTTCTGGATTTCCCGCACGCATAATATGCGGAGCTTTTTCTGAGTGCCCTGGATCAGGAGCGCGCGCGCGAAGCTTTGCGATTTGCCGCCGCCCCTGCCCCCGTAGGCACACTTATACCGCGCCGGTTCAAACAGAAACTGGAACGCTTCAGGAAACTGCGCGAGACCCATTGCCGGCTGGTGATTTCCTCTTCCCTCTCAGCGTGTCCAGCTTCGTGTCGCCCTTCCTGCCGAGCGGAGGAGACTTCATGTTTTGCGCTCTCGCTCCTGCCGCAGTGGACTTCTTGGGGAGGGGGTAAGAATTTCTGTCCGGGAAGGCGTAGTCAGAGGGTTTGAGGGCATTGTTGTTGTTGGGTAATTTAGCCATAGTTACCTGCTAAAATAGAACGAGACGAGTAGTGTTGAAGCACTGCTCGCCTCTAACCGAAACCACAACTGATGGGAGTTGCGGAGTGGCTGAAGACAGTCTACCAATCGTTTCTCGAGCAGAAGCACGAGCAACCAATAAAAAACGCTTCTTTTCGGGCATGCCGTGCCCCTACGGACATCTTGCCGAGCGGTACGTGTCAAACGGAGCTTGTGTACTCTGTACGAACTTTAAAACTAAAAAATATACCGCAGAGCAGCGGAGGACCGGAAAGACGAGATACTTTACCGGAGATCCTTGCCGAAATGGACACATCGCCGAACGCATGGTGTCTAATCGGCACTGCGTCATGTGCTTAGAAGACGAGCGAAGACGGCGCATGGCTAAATACGCGGACGAAGCAGCAGCATATTACCGCCGTAGTCCAGAGGCTGAACGACGGCGCAGGAAAAAGCAATATAGCGGTCAAGAGCTTAAAAAGATCGAGATAGCTGGCCGAGGACGAGCGCTTCAATGTGAATTGTGCGGCGAAGACAGGGAGACGTTCTTTGATCATTGTCACCGCTGCAATGCCTTTCGGGGCTGGCTCTGTAGTCGATGCAATTGGACTTTGGGACAGGTCAAAGAGGATGCGGCACTATTGCTCAAGATGATCGCCTATCTGGAAACACACGGCTCCTGTAATGATCAGTAGTTATTTATTGAGCATTGCGTGAGCCTTGGCCCTCACTTTGGCCGCAGAGGAAGAGGACAGCTTCCCTGCCTTCACCATTTGCGAGGCTCTCGCCAAGGCATTCCGGGCGTGAGCCTTATCCGGGACTGGATATTTTCCTTTCTCCGGTAGCGCGAACTTGGAGGGCGCCAGCTCGTTGCGCCGTTTGGTACTGAGTTCCGCCATAACTCAGTTCCCTCTTGCAGTAGCCACATTCGATGCCGCCGCACTGGGCGTGTTTGCGATAACGGCCGCCGTCAGCCCTTGAACTGACGTGCTCAACTGCTGCGCGAATTCCTGGATCGTGATCGAATAGACCGGCCCGGCCTGCGCGGCGAGCTTCAATTCCGCCTCGAGTTGCTTCAACTGCTGCGTCGAAGCGCCGCCCGCCTGATCGCCCAGCTTCTGCAAGTTGTCAGTGACTTTCTTCATCTGATCCGACAGAGTCACCGCAGGCATTGTGGCCAGCCTGTTGACCTGAGTGACCAGACCATTCAACAGAGTAGTCACCGATGCCTGGACCGTGTTGAGCGGCTGGACGGCCTGCTGCACCGAGCCTAAATCTACCGGGCCAGGCGTTACCGACGGGAGATTGGATCCCGGCACGATACCGGGCTGGGCCGGCGGCTGTACTGATCTCGGGGCCTGCTGCTGGGCCTGCTGCTGCTGCTGACCTGGGGTTGCTTGAATAGTGCTCATAAATTGCTCCTTTTGTGTGATTGTTTCTAAGCGTGGGAATTACCGGAGGGAACACCGAATTCCTTTTTCAGATCTTCTACGGAAGGTTCAAACTGGCGATATCTCTCCAGCAATTCCTGGTATTGCTTTCGTGTGATCTCGAGTTCGCACTCGAGCTTGCTCACCAATCCCCGGTGTTCTTTTTCCCGCTTCACCTGCTTTTCTTTTTCCCGTGTCTGCCGCGGTTCAAAACGATGGGTCTTCCTCGCCCGTTCGATCCGCGGCGTCTTCTCTACGGTTTCATTGAGCTTCTCGATCATCGCGTTGTACCGGCAGATCAATGCGCGGATGAATTTCGCTAATTCCTGCAGATCATCAGACATCCAGAATTGCGCATGTTTTTCCTCAGAAAACTCGAAGTCGCCATGGAGAAAAACCGTGACATCTGAGGATCCCTGGCTAAATAAGATGCGCACACTCCCGCGCTTGTAGGAGCACAGGTCCAACCATCCTACCGGAAATTTCTGCTTTCCTTCCCTGGCGCGCCGCGATTTTTCCTCTTTCGTAATCGACATGCAGCCTATTGTCTCAAGCCGATTTCCCCGGTATCACTGTGAGGTTGTCTCTTTGCTCTGCCGGCCGCACAAACTCCACCTTGATCTCGATCGGCCCTCCGCCGGCCCCTGAGAATTCCACCTGCGTGCTCAACTGCCCTAACTGCTCCGCCGCGGCCCGCTCGATCGCCCGCGCCTCGGCCAGCAGCGAAACCAATCCCGTGTCAACCCTGTATACTTCTCCCGTGCAGTCCTTGCCTCTGTAGTCTCTGCACAGGAAGCCGGATTTTCCTCCAGGTACGGTCGCCATTTCCGCGCCCCGCTCGAGCGTGATGCGGGTTATTGCCTCTCTGACTCCCTGCCATCTCTCCTGCATGGCGCACAGCCTCTGGTCCTGCGCGACCAGCTCGAGGCTCCCCAGTTGGTCGGCAAGTTTGCGGGCTTTCTCCACGCTTCGCTGCGCGTCGATCTGCTGATAGTCCCTTTGCGCCAGAGCGAAGTCCTGCCGGTACTGCTCGTCGGTGAGCCACCTGTAATGGGATTCGCGGGAAGGGATGCCTGCCGCCTTGCAGGCTTTCTTGATGTCGCCTAACTCTCTGTAGCAGGCGAGGAAGGTTTGCTTACGGTTGGGACGGGGCATTAATTAACTTCCGGAACGTCCAGCACCCATGCGGGTTCTGCGCCGTCTCCTTATCGTGGCTGTACTTCCGCGGATCGAGCCGGCGGTGCTTCTTTGCGTAATCGGAACCGTGCACTTCAAGTGTGATCGCCACGATCAGCCTGGTGCGTTTGTCCCGGCTGGCCGAGGCGTTCGGGGCTCGCGCGATCTGGCGCGCACGCTGCCAGTCCACATACTCGACAACGATGCCGTCTACCGAAACGGGTATTCTATGCATTCTCCCGCTCTCGTTGATCGGCATGCCTCTGTATGCGCTCCCACATTGTGTATATCTGCCTCACACGGTTCGCGCTGAGGTGATACTCGGTGGCTACGTCAATCTGCTTCCTGCCGGATTTAACAGCCAACCATATGCGCACATCCCGCTCTCGGTTCTTGAGGCGTGGCATATTTTTTCCTGCTCGACAACGATGCCGTCTATTGAGCCTTAAACGCCGCGGACATCTGGCGGCGCGCTCTCGAAAGAGCTGATGTTCAGTCGTATCGCTCGAATTTGTGCTTTCCTCTGATCTTCGACATGAAATGCTTTCCGTAGGAGTCCTTGGCCATCATGAAAGCCTGGTGCTGCTGCGGAGTCACATTGAAGAACTTGTATTTCGCGCCGCTCAGGAAATGCACGAAAAGAGTGCGCAGTTCCGGCTCGTAGCCTATGGCTGCGATGCCTGAGGAATCTACTGGGACCATTTCCGGGTGATCGCCACGGGTTGCAAAGGAGTGCGTCATGCGGCCTCCGAGCGGGGCTGGTCGGCAGGCGACAACGCACCGTACGACCCCGGTGGTCGTACCGCACCGTTATCGGCAGGCGACAGGCGGTTCAACTGAATCGAGAACGACTCGGTCGCATCGACCGTCAGCCCGAGCTTCGCCAGTTGCACCGCAGACAGTTCCGCCTTGAGCTTGATCTTGTTGAGAGACGGAGCCCGCGGCTTCAGGAAGTACCGCGGCCCCCAGACTTTTTTGACCTCGCGCGCGATCTTCGCCCAGCTCCATCCCTTGGCCGGAATGAGTGCCGGCGTGCTCGGCAGCCTCATCGAGAGTTCGCCGTACTGCAGTTGCAGGCTTTTTGATATATTGCCTTCGTCATGGCCGCGGCCCCATTGAAGCCGGTAATGTGACTCGATTTCCGCAGACAGATGCGCTACCGCCATTTCCGCGGCCATGATGTTCGGCTCGTGCCGGGCATGGATAGCGGCGATTTCCAGGTCTCTTTGGGCGGTTTCCGATTCAAGCGCGAGAGTCGCCTCGAGCAGTTTCCGCAAAGCGGAGTTCAGCCAGTCGGGGGAGCCAGCCTTATACAAGATATAGTTATAATCTTCCAAGAGATACAAGGAATGGTAGTTGATTTAAAGCAATGGAGTGTCCTATGGTCAGGCTACCAGTTTTGAGGAAAAACGTCAGACCAGCCCTCACCAGGAGGCAGCAGGACGTCTGCCACCTGCTCAGCCAGGGAAAAACAAACAAGGAGATCGCGCACCTGCTGCGGCTGTCGGAAGGAACGGTGAGGATATACGTGGGGCAGATGCTGGAGAAAACGGGCGCAAGAAACCGGGTGCAGCTCGCTGTCCGGTGGCGGTTCGACCGCAGGGCGTTGGTCGGAAATTTTACAGCGTAATGTCTCGTTTTGCCATTCCGAAAATGCCTCTGTAATGTCCGGTTCGCGGTAACCTGACTTAGATCCTGGAAACGCTCCAGGTGTTCCGCCAATACTTCCCACGATTTAAATTGCGCTAAGGGATACTCCCGCCTTATTCTGGGGATCCGGGGAGATGGCGGAAATGGAAGTGGAACAGAATCAGGACTATTCCAACTGGATGACCAAGCGGCTGGCCGCCAAGGTTATAGGCGTCTCCACCAAGACGATTCAGGATATGGCCGGCGATGGCAAACTGCAATCCATACGGTGGCGGGATCCAAAAGGCGGCGCATGGATGAAACTGTATTGTCCCACTGACGTGGAGCGCGTCCGCGAAGAACGGAAGCAGGACTGCACACCGCCGTTTATCACGCGCCAGCCGGAACCGGATAGTGCCAGATCCCTGGCGAAGGCGAACGGGACCAGCCCAGGCTCTCTGAACGCGGTTCTCGAGGCATTCCAGGAGGCTTACACGAGGCCGAGGGTCACGGAGATGATATTTCTCTCGCTGGACGATGCCAGCGCACTTTCGCAGTTACCCAGGCGGCATCTGCGGCGTCTTATCGCGACAGGGAAACTGGACGGGCTGAAAACGGGAAGCGGGTGGCGGATCAGGCGGGTGGATCTCGATCAGTTGTGATACATCAACTGGCTGGCGGCTTAGCACCACTAACAATTGACCGTTGCCTTTTGTTAACAGGTGATTTCTTGACGGGAAAATTTCTTAGCCGTCAGGCGGGTTTTGCGTTACCCTAGATGACGCTGAGGGTCTCATGCCTAAGATGAGTCACAAGGCAGGAATAGAAGCTTCTTAAGGTGCAGCCAGAGAGGAGTCTTAGACACCCCTCTCTGGCTGCACCTTAAGAAGCTTCTATTCCTGCCTTGTGACTCATCTTAGGCATGA